TGATGAGGAGGGCCATGATTTCTGGGTAGACGGTCCTGATCCGGTCGAAATCGGTGGCCGGCTGCGCACTCCCATGTCGAGGACGTTCATTCCTGGTCGCATGGTGGACAACCCGTTCCTGCGCGACACCAATTACGCGGCCGTCCTGGACGGACTCCAGGAGCCGCTGCGCTCGGCGCTGCGCGATGGCAATTTCATGGCCGCCCGCCAGGACGATCCGCAGCAGGTCATTCCCACGGACTGGATCAGGAAGGCCCAGGAACGATGGGAGCCAAGCCCGCCGCAAGGCATTCCGCAGTGCGCGATTGGCGTCGATGCTGCCAGGATGCGCGATGAAACGGTCCTGGCGCTGCGCTATGACGGCTGGTTCGCGCCGATGATTACCTGCAAGGGCGAGGAGACGCCGCACGGCCGCGACGTTGCCTCCCTGGTGGTGAAGTACCGGAAACACGATTCAATGGTCATTCTGGATTGCGGCGAGACGAACGGCGCCCAGGCGTTCGCGCATCTCCAGGAAAACGGCGTCCAGGTGAAGTCGCATATCGGCATGGACAAGTCGGTGCGCTCGACCGAGGAGAAGAAGCTCAAGTTCTTCAACAAACGATCCGAGGTTTACTGGCGATTCCGCGAGGCCCTGGATCCGAACCGCGAAGGCGGCAGCCCGATCATGTTGCCGGATGATCCGATGCTGGTATCGGACCTGACCGCGCCGCACTGGGAACTCACGCCCCAGGGCATCAAGATCACCCCAAAGAAAGAACTGGTGAAGGCCCTGGGGCGCTCTCCCGATCGCGGCGATGCCGTGGTCATGGCCTGGTCGGATGGGCCGAAAGCAATTACTCATGCGACGGATTGGAGATACCGTCCTGAGCAAATGGTTGGTACACTCGCGGAGCGCAAGAGGCGCCCCGTTATCAATATGGGGCCACGGAGGAGGCACTGAGATGTCTGGACTGAAGAACACCGTCAAGCGGCTTGCCAATGCGTCTATGGGCAAGGGCTACAAGACCAATCGCGAGATTCGCCAGCAGCGCCAGATGAAGCGCCAGCAGGCGCTCGACAAGATCTATGAGGGCGCGGAAATGCCGGACGAGCAGGAGCTGAAGCGCCGCGCCAGGCGCAAAGCCGCCGGCCAGAAAGGATCGCGCGTCAGCACCGTTCTGACTGAGCAAGAGGATTCCCTGGGATGAAAGCCAAAGATCTGATTGAGCGCGGCTCCAAACTGTTCAATCAGCGAAAGGCCATCACCACGCTCTGGCAAGAAATCGCTGAAAACTTCTATCCGCAACGCGCCGATTTCACGCTCACTCGCTATGTAGGCGAGGAATTCGCGGAGCACCTCTACAGCTCTTACCCTCTCCTGGTTCACCGGGAACTCTCCAATTCGATCGCATCCATGCTCCGGCCGCGCAAGAAGGAGTGGTTCATCATTGCCGTGGACGAGCACGAGTCGCTATCCAAGGGCGCCAAGGCCTGGCTCGAGTGGGCCACAAGCCGGATGCGCACGGCGATGTATGACAGGAAGGCGCATTTCGTTCGCGCCACCACGGAAGGCGATGCCGACTTCACCGCCTTCGGCCAGTGCTGCATTACGCGCGAGATCAACTGGGCGGCCGAGAAGCCGCACCTGCTATATCGCTGCTGGCACCTGCGCGATGTTGCCTGGGCCGAGGGGTCCGATGGCGCCATTGGCGAAATCTTCATCAAGTGGAAGCCGACCATTCGCCAGCTCAAGCAGCAATTCGGTGAGGAGCGGCTTCATGCGTCGATGCTCCAGCTCTGCCGCACCAACAAGTCGGGCGATTTGACCGAAGTGGATTGTATGCGCCTGGTCATCAGCTCCGACATTTACGCCGGCAGGAACGGTGAGTTTGCGCAGACGCCAGGCAGCCCGCTCCAGCAGATGGGCAACATGACCGCCTGGGTCATCGTTTACCTGGACGTTACCAACAATCACATCATCCATGAGCAGGGCGTTCCCTCTCATGGCATCACCTTGCCCCGTTGGCAGACCGTTTCCGGCAGTCAGTATGCTTATTCGCCTGCCACTGTTGCCGGACTTCCGGATGCTCGCCTGATCCAGTCCATGACTCTCACCCTACTGGAAGCTGGTGAAGTTTCGGTTCGACCCCCGATGATTGCCACCCAGGATGCCATTCGCTCTGACATCCAGCTTTACGCGGGCGGCATCACCTGGGCCGATGTCGAATACGACGAGCGGAAGGGCGACGTCCTGCGTCCAATCACCCAGGATCGCCGCGGTCTGCCGATGGGCTATGAAGCCCATGATCGCCAGCAGATGGCCCTGGCTGAGGCCTTCTACATCAACAAGCTCACCTTGCCGCCGCCGCAGGGTGACATGACAGCCTTCGAGGTTGGCCAGCGCGTTGAGGAATACGTCAGAGCTGCATTGCCATTATTTGAGCCGATGGAACATGAGTACAACGGTCAACTTTGTGAAGATACGTTCGACGCTCTCCTACGCGCTGGTCACTTCGGAGCCATTCGGGACATCCCGGCCGAGCTACAGGGCCGCGATGTTCACTTCAAGTTTGTCTCGCCGCTGCACGACGCGATCGAGCGCAAGAACGCCAGCGAGTTCCTCGAGTCTGCCGATCTGATCGAGCGGGCAATGACCCTGGATCCGAACGCCGTCATGGCCATGGACGTCAGCACCGCGCTGCGTTCGGCCCTGGAAGGTGTCGGCCTGGCCGAGAAGCATATCCGCTCGCCGCGTGAACTCCAGCGCCTGGTTGCAGAAAAGCAGGAGCAGGAGGACATGATGGCCGCGGCGGCCATGAGCCAGCAGGCCGGCAAGGGCGCCAGGGATATCGCCCAGGCGCAGAAAACAATGGCAGAAACGCCTGGTGGAGGAGCTGAGCTAATCTGATGGCACTCGTACCGAAACGCGAGGACTTCAGGCCCCACAAGGATCCCCTGGCAAGGCCTGACTACACCGAAGCCGACATCCAGGCCATACGGGCACTACATCGCGGTGACGCATCCCCCACGCAGCAGACCCGCGCCCTCGAATGGTTGATCCTGGCCTTTGGAACGCATGACACCTCGTTCCGGCCAGGGGATCCTTACCTCACTGCCTTTGCCGAAGGACGGCGCCATGCAGGCACGACGATAATCTACATGCTAAATTCCGCACCAACCCGGACGGACCCGGATAAAATAGCAACCAGAACCCCGGAGACACCTGATGAATGACAATGTTGACAACGCACTGACCACTGACGATTCCTGGAAGGAAACCCTGGCCGGCGAGGACCAGACCAGGATGGATGCCCTGTCGGGCTATTCGTCACCTGACGAACTGTTTAACAGCCTTTCGGAGGCTCAGAACTTCGACTGGCGCTCGGCCGCGGCCGGCGACGACGACAAGTTCAAGAGCCAGCTCGAGCGGTTTGACTCCCTGGGGTCATTCGCCAATTCATTCCGCGAGGCACAGCAGAAAATCAGCTCTGGCAAGCTCCAGGACGAGCTGCCGCAGGACGCGACTCCGGACCAGATCCAGGCCTACCGCCAGCAGCACGGCGTTCCCCTGGAGCCGACCGGGTACACCGAGAACCTTCCTGATGGCCTGGTCCTTGGTGATGACGACAAGGAGATCTTCGGCTCCTTTGCCGAGGCCCTGCATGAGGTCAATGCGCCGCCGGAGATCGCTCACAAGGCGATCGAGTGGTACAACAGCTTTGCCGAGCAGCAGCAGGACGCCCTGGCCGAGATGGATCATGTGCAGCACCAGGAAACCGAGGATATGCTGCGCCAGGAATGGGGCGGCGACTACCGCCAGAACATCAATGTCGTCGGCGCCATGATCGAGAAAACCTTTGGCGAGGAGGGCAAGAACATCCTGCTCAACGCCAGGGGCCAGGACGGTCGCGCGATCATGAACAATCCAGAGGTGCTGACTGGCCTGGCCGAGGTGGCTCGCCAGATCATGCACCCGATGTCTCTGCCAGGTCAGGGCAACGTGAATCCGCAGCAAACCGTGGACGCGGAGATCGAGGAGATCGAGAAGTTCATGCGCGAGGATCGCCAGGCCTACATCAAGGATGAAGCAATGCAGGCTCGACTGCGCCAGCTCTACGACATTCGAGCGAAACATCAAGCGGCATAGGAGGGCCGGAGATGTCAGGGATCAAGAAGAGAATACAAACCATTGCCGCCGGCTCAATGAAGTACACCGGCATCGACTGGAGGAAGCGCCAGGGCTCGAACAAGGGCGGCCAGGGAAGCTCGTCGCCGCGGGGTCGCGGCGGTGTCGCCAGCAGCCGGATGAGCCAGAATCGTACCGGCGGTCGATCCATGACGTCGCCAGGCCCAGGTCCGGTAAAATCACCATTATCAATGTGAGATTGCGATGAGCGGTTTGCTAAAGGATAAAGATTTGGGTCTGGTTCCTGGGATTCGTTTGCACCGACTCCTTGGTAGGAAGGCCATGAAGGACAAGGGCGACGGCCAGCAAAAAGGTGCGCCTGGCTTCACCACTTTCCAGAAGCCAAGCCAGGGCGTAAAGAGTCCCCTCGGTGGCTGAGATGGCGCCGCAAAAATCCTACGCCGGAAACAAGAAGGCGAAGATGAACCTGGGCGGCGTCCGGTATTCGCCGTTTACCGAGGACGGCAAGCGCAAGAGCAAGAAAACCAAGCCGAAAGGGAAGCGCAGTGGGTAGTCTGTTTGGCAAAAAACCGAAAGGCCCTGAAGGGCCGAAGGGCGCGGCTGCCTGGTACGCGCGGGCCCAGGAGCAGCAGCAATCCTGGGCTTCCAACCCCCTGGATCCGAGGCCTTCCAGGGTAGCCGGGGCCATCCCAAGGACGGTGTTCAGTGCCTTTTCGCAAGGTAGGTAGGAACAAATACAAGATCCCATATAGGCTTGACACCGTGCCATATTACGTCTAATTTTCGAGCTACCACGACCAGGTGGGACAACCCGGCTGTAAATCTTTACACCGGCCCCTGCCGCCCCCCGGCCCCTGCCGGCAGACGTATGGCCCCCTTCCTGGGACAACCCATGCCGAGCCAATACGCAGGCTAACCCGACGAGTGGAAACGGACATTTCACTTTTTGGAGGATGCCTCAATGGCTGAAACAGCTTTTCAAATTCAATATCGGCAGGAATTCATTGCCGGGTTTGAACAGCTCCAGTCGCTGCTGCGCTCCTACGTCACGACCGAGGCCGTCATCAAGGGTAACCAGGCGACGTTCCTCATTGCAGACTCAGGCAACGCGAGCGCCAAAACTCGCGGCGTCAACGGTCTGATCCCGGCTCGAGGTGACAACCTCAGCCAGCCGGTCGCGACGTTGGTAGAGTGGCACGATCTGGTGCGTAAAACCGACTTCAACATCTTTGCCTCGCAGGGCAACCAGCGGGCGATCATGCAGATGACCTCTATGGGCGTCATCAACCGCAAGATCGACCAGGACATCATCACGGAGCTGAACACCGGAACGGTGAACACTGGCGCCGCGGCGGTAGCCTCGACTGGCCTGACCCTTCGCGCAAAGACGATTCTGGGCAACAACGAGGTGCCCTGGGACTCCAACATCTGCATGTTGGTTACGCCGGCCTACGAGGCGTACATGATGCAGGAAGTTGAGTTCGCATCTCGGGACTACATCGACGGTGGTCCGACCCGTAATGCCGACCCGGCCTGGCGCGATCGCCCGATCTCGTACTTCTGGCTTGGCATGAACTGGA